TTCAACTTATACTTTAGGGTTGGGTCTGTGTAAGTACATCCCACAAACACACCTACAGTACCGGCCAAAAACACATCTGCGGCTGAACCAACATTTACCATCAACGCGATAGTGCCGTCGGTGGCAATACGTACTATTTGCCCGTTGTATAGGTTACTTGCGTACCCCGAGGCAATTTTGATTTGTCTGGTGCTGCCCGCATAGGGAGTACCTCCAATCAGATTTACGGGTTTAAAACCGTAGGGTGAGGCTGTTGTTGCCATAATTAAATCTCCTTGTTTTATTTCTTACCAAACGTGGTCGTAGACTTCTTCTCTGAGAAAAGGGGCATACGAGCGTCATTCTCTTTCATAAAGCTGTTATTCACCGCCTCAGCTTGCGCTTGAGTTGCCTTATTGTAGTGGGCTGTGCGTTGAGCAACAAACTCTTCTGGTGTTTTCATAAGCATCAACCCACCCACCTCAATAGAATCACTGTGTCGGGAATCGCCAGTAAACAACTGCATTTCGGGGTGTTCTGCCGGTTTGACCGGCTCCCAACCTTCACGCATCTTGGATGATACATTCATAGCATCGGCTTGACCTGCCATACTGGTGCGAACCCACCTGTAAGCCCAACCCATTTTCTTCACAAACTCCGGTATTAACCCCGCTGGTGCCCATTGTTCGGCCCTTTGGAATGTTGATCGGCTTTCTGCTTCTCTAGGTACTGGTCTAATAGTCTTATCCATTTTTGTTCTCCAATGTTAATGTCTCACGTGCATATGCTTCAGGCGTTATCCCTAACTTTTTAGCCAGCGATAGCTGACTTGCGCTAAGGTGTACTTTCTTTGGCGCGGTACTTCGCGTTGCCGAGGCTACTACGTTCGACGGTTTTTTGCGTTGGGTGGGCGAATCCTCATCCAGCGAATCATCCCCGAAGTTCTCGGGAAATCGTTTGCGCATTGTTTCATCAATACGTGTGTAATACTCTTTAGAAGTAGGGTCCATTCCGGTCCTTACTAATTTCTCGTGCAGCCCTAAAGCTAGGCTGGTCATTTCCTCATCCTGCCCAAACCAATCATTTTTCTCTCTCCATACAAGAGCCTTGTGATCGGGGCCTGCTGATTGTGGTTGTGTCAATTTTACATTTACACTATTTTCCTCTACTTGTAAAGTCTTTTCATACTGAGGAACATAATTCTGTGCTTGTGTAAGTTTATATTGAGCACTGTTCATACGCTGTTGGGCTTCGATGAGCTTGTCTGCATCACCTGAATCATATGCCTCGCGGTAGTCCCGCTTGGCTGCATCCATCTCACCACCCACGGCTTGTTTCACTGATTCCATATAAGCCTGCTCACCGTTATTCAGGTTTGCTTTCAAGCGCTTATTCTCTTCATGCATGCTGCTAGCGTATTTTACCGCCTCTGCACGCTCTCTATCTGCTGACTCTTTAGCCCTGCGCTCGTCGTGCCAAACCTTCTTTAGCTGGGATAAGCGGGTCTTTACTTTCTTAGAGTAATCAGATAAATCATCCTCTTCTATTTCAGCAACTAGCTCAGGTGATAAATTCTTTCTGTCCCTATCTTTTTCCGGTGTATCGTCAATAATCTCAAGCTCTACCTCCGGCACTGCATCCTCTACTATCTCTACTTCTATGTCATCCGCGTTGGTGCTCATATTTCCTCCTGGTTGCGCCGGTTGGCGTTTGTGGTTGCTTTATGCTCTGGAATAACCCCGGGGATCATCAACAACGGCCTCAACTGTGTCGTCATTAATAAGTCGGAATTCACGCCCGTGAATCTTAAAGCGCGTGCCTGCGTAGGCACGAATCAAAACAAAGTCACCTTCTTTACACCAAGGACCACTGGCAAATCGTGCATCATCCTTATAACAGGTATCACCCATCTTAAGCACAAACAACACAACTGTTGCATTTTCCTCGATCTTTCTGGCGGCATCCGCTTTGATGATCCCACCTTCATACTTTTCGTCTACTTCAGGTACAGCACATAAAATGCGATATCCTTTTGGGTCCGGCAGCTGCGTCGGTGTAGCATTAACCTCGATTACATCAGTCATCTTCACTCTCCGTAGTTTTTACAATGTCTGCGATTATTCTCTGTGCGATAAGTAGACCTTGAGCCCTACCGACAGCATTCTGATAGTGAGCGTAGTCTTTTGCCGCCCCCTCACCCATTATCTCAACTATTACCCTGCGCTCTTCTTCTATCCTATTCGACAGTAGTTCCAGCGTTTGACGCATCATTGCTTACCTCCGATTGTTGTAACTGTTTGTGGTTAAAGTCCATCTGACTATTGTGTTGCTGGTGCTTTGAATCCGTCTGATCTTCGTGCTGCTTGTGTTGAAATTCCATCTGTTTGCCTGCCTGCGCGGTCTGGGCCCCGACACGTACCCCCTCCATCCGTTCAGCGGAGTCAAGCCTCTTGTGATCCATAGATGTCTTGGCTCCGACCTGAACCCCAGCAATCCGCTCCGTAGACTCAATGCGCATCTTATCAAGCTCCAACCTCGCCCTGTCGTTCTCGATGTCGGCCTGGGTTTTCTGCGCCTTTATCTGCACATCTTGCGCCTTCAGCTCTAGTTCTTTCTGCTGCATCTGGACTAGAGGATCCTGGCTTGCTTGTTGCGCTTGCTGCTGTTGTGTTTCGGCTGTGTTTTTATCCAGTAGCTTCTTAGCAGCGAGGGCAATCAGCTTAGACACTGCATGCTCGACTTCCTCTGGCATCTCCTCATCCACACCCGGTAACTGAACACCTAACTGCTCCTCGATCTGCTTGCGATATTCAAAGGCAAGGTGCTCATTTACATGAGCCATAGCGGCCGCCTGGATAGCTTGAGCCTGTGGGTTTTGCCCCATGAGCGCTGCTATCTTCGGATCCTGCATAGCCATCTGGTGTACCTGGATGTGTGCTTGGTGGTCTTGGTTGATAAATGCCTTGACGGGTTTGCAGTTCATAAGGGCCATATTCTCAAACACAGGATCTCTCGGTTTCTGATCGTCCTCTGTCGGAATGAGCTTGCCTATGTTCTTAATGCCTAACACCTCCAGCATTTGCCTGTTTAATTCTGGCAGGTCATATATCTGTGGAGCTGCCTGGGCCATCTGCATAACTGCTTGGTACTGTACAACCTTCTGGCTCATCGTGGCTGCATTAGGGTCTGACACAGGGATAACCTCCACCATGTCATAGTCAGCTTGCTTGGCCTTGCGACCGCCTTCTTCTGGCTCGTAGGAGTACTCCTTGGGCGTATAATCCCGTATAATCGCGGATAATAGCTTAAATTCCTGCTTCATCGCGTAATGTATCCGAGCCTGTACAGCACCCATGACCTTCAGCGTTCTTTCAAGAATTGCAAGTGTAGTACCCACCGGGGAGTTAGCAGACATGTCTGCCACCTGTAGATCAGCAGCACCACCAAGCCTCCGGCCTTCCTCAATAATAGAAGTCATCAGGGATTGCAGTACTTGGCTTGGCTCCTTGTAAGGTAAGGGCAGGATGTTGTCTCTAATAGAACCACTGGGCACATCCACATCACGGAACTCGCCTGGGGATATAGGTGTATCGTCTCCCTTGACTCTGAGCCCGCGTGTCTTGTAACCACCTGGAAGATTAGATAAAGTACCTGCATCCACCAACTGCCGCAGCAATACTGTACCGCTCTTAGTAGCTGCGCCGATGAGGTGGATAAGCCCGAAGCAATAGAACCCAAACCCTGGGATATACCCGTAGTGCACGAAGTGATTGCGCTTCTGCTTGGTCTTGTCTTCTGGCTGCCAGTTCCTACGGATGGCCAGCACGGTTCCGCTTCCTGCTTCTAGTGTAACAACGTAAGGCAAGGCTATACCCGTTGGGTCCCCGTCTTCGTCCTCATCTTCATACCCCTCGAGGTCTAAGTCCGTGTGTATCTCCAGAATCTTAAAGCGGTCATCCATAGTAGCGTTGAACCCCATCTTCTCCGCAATCTTCTTCTCGACCTGCTCAATAACATGCGACGGCTCTCCGAGGTCAACGTCTAAATAAAAGCCAGCTACTTGTAGCTTGCGCATCTCATTCTCAGTCTTCCTCATCACGTGGGTTACACGCGGAGCAGTCATTAAACTAGAAGCACCATAAGGCACAACGATATCCTCCGCAGGCACGAAAACAGACACCTGACGCTCTAAACTTGGATCGTAATATACCTTCTTAAATGCGTTACCACACAGACCCAATCCCCATAGCATCCGTTCGTGTTCGGGCCTATACTCAGGCATCTTCTCGGTTAACTGGTAATTCATGTCCTCGCGGACGCGCTCGGCGGCATCGTCTTTCTCTTTGGTTTGCTTGCCGATGATTTGTGTTTTGACGGGACCTGCAGCTGGGAAGGTCTCCATGATTGTGTCGGCTTGGAACTTCACAAGCGTCTCTGTTAGTAGGGGGTGGAATACGTTACATGCTCCAGGCCAGGGTTCTGTCCTGTCTTCTAGTTTCAGGCCGAGTAGCTCAAGCCCATCCACATATGTATCTAACCAGTCTTTGCGGGAGTTGGCATCTGATTCATACTCACCCATCAAATCGCCAGCAATCTCGGACATTACCTTCTCGTCTAAGAACTCGGCTAGGTTGTCGTTAAATTCATCGTCACCTTCGGTATCAGGTAGAGCACCTAATATAATAGTCATTCCGTCTTCAGGAATCTCCGGGTCCGTGCCATCAACTTCAATATCCATCTCGGGGTCTTCGGCCAGCGACTCTAGCCCCTGCGGTGCCGCGTATAAACCTTTATCAATATTTGCCATCAGTGTTCCCCGGTGAATTTGTTGTATTTGTTGTGATTCTCTGTTGCTGTGAGTATTTGTAAATTGGTTGGGCAGTGGAATCCAGAGACAATTTTACCCCGCAATGGGATAATATGATCCACATGGTGTTTAATTCCTGTAGATTCTGTCAATGCCGCTGCGGTCTCGTATAGCGTCCTTATAGCATGGTAATCGTCAGGCGTCAACCAGTTGGGTGTTCTTTGTATCCGGGCTGCCCTTCGTTTTGATGATTGGGCGTTAATCTTCCCGGGGTTGGCTTGGACGTAATCTCTCGCGTACGCATTTAGCTTCTCTCTGTTGGCTTGGTTGTATGATTTCATGTACGCAGCTCGCTGCTCTTTGGTAGCCGCACGGTACGCAGCTTTTCTCTCTTTGTTGGCTTCGCGGTACTCTGCTAACTTCTCTTTGTTGGCTTGGTAGTACTCTTTATTGTACGCATTTAGCTTCTCTCTGTTGGCTTCGCGGTACGCAGCTAGCTGCTCTTTGCTGGCTTCGCGGTACACCCTCATATAGGCGTTCTTGCGCTCTCGTCGTTCCTCAGAAGTAACCATGTTGCCTCCTTGATTTGAACCCGGGCAGCTCATCTTCCCAATCGTTTGGTAGGGTTATGAACCCACCTTTTCTGAACCGCAGTAGTGCCTGGGTGGTTGAGTCTACTAAGTCATCATTCGTCCCTACTGGGAACTCTGCGCACTGGGTAATAACCTCCTGCGCCCACCGCCTATCCTTGGGGGCCCAGACCAAACCAGAAGCAAATATATCTGAAACTGCGTTGGCCCGGGAGACCTTGTCGTTTCCTTTAGAAGGGGTGAAGTCCATAACCGGTATCCCCATAGACCTAAACTCCTGAATAATCTGAGCTCCAGCCGACTTCTTTTCTACTATCAGGGTATCTGGCTCCCAGTCGTGGTATTCCTCAAGCATCCTCTTCTTTAACTCCGGGAACTCCATCCGCTCTTGCCATGCATGAAGTAGTATTATATTTGCAACAGGGAGACCAGTTGTCGGGCTATTCTTATAAAACACCCCCCAAAGCGTCATCGCGCTAAAGTCTGCCCTGTTGTGAGACTCTTGTGCAGCATCTAACGACATGATTGTATAGTCACAACTGGGGGGTTCTTCTTCTTCCCAGTGGTTCCACCACTCCCTTTTGAGCATCTGAGCACCCTCAGATGTCGGGTTTTGCATGTATTGACTAGACCAATATCGCACATCCATGCCTGCGCGCTTCTTCTTTAACTCTTCTAAAGGCCAGAATTCAGGCCATAATGACCTCTCATTTAGCTCATTTTCGTTTAAAATAGCCGGAAACTCAACAATTTCCCACTGATCTGCGTCCGGATTCTTAATCATGTGGTTTGTAAGCTGCCCAGTTAAATCAAGCATACTCCATCGGGTCATAACCACAATAATAACCCCGTTAGGCATAAGCCTTTGTAGTGGTCCGGACTGAAACCAGTCCCAAGCAGGCAAGAAAGCACTGGGGTTGTTGGTCTTGGCCTCTTGTTCCGAGTGTGGGTCATCAATTACGAACACATCTGCACCCCGCCCAGCCAGAGCGCCCCCTACTCCGACCGCATAATACTGTCCACCATGCCTAGTACTCCACTGCCCGGCTGCTTTTGCGTCTGGATTTAGAGAAACTTCGGGGAAAACAGCTTTATAGTCATCAGAATGGACCAAATCGCGCACTCGACGGCCAAAAGAGACCGATAAATCAGCTGTATGGGTCGACATGATGATCTTTTTGTCTGGGTGGTGTCCAAGAAACCACGCCGGAAATAGGTAGGATACCATTTCTGACTTCCCCATACGGGGTGCAATGTTAACTATGATCCGCTTCTTATCCCCGCGGATAGCTTCTTCCAGGAGGTTGGCTAGGCGCTTGTGGTGGGCACCGACCAGGTAGTTGGGGTATACTGCTTTGATGAAGTCTAAGAACCCGCCTTGGGCGGCACTGCGTTTTTCACGCCTTTCTATCTCATTTATGACGCTAAACAGCTCATTTCGTTCCCTTTCAGGCATTTTATGAATATTAAGAAGTATTTTCTGCTGCTCGTGCGGAGGTAAGTCTTGTATTTGGGCCTTTAAGGACTCGAGCATAGGGATTTGGGTCTATTCGGGTGTGTATTCGGGTGTGTATTCGGGTTAGCTGTTCATCAGTGTAGCTAGGATGTGCTTGTCGATCTTTGGTGTCTCTACTAATGGCTGGACGCTTGGGTCACGGTTGAGCTCTAATACCTCCGCGGGGGACGCGAGTTTAGTCCCTATCACATCACCCTCTATCAACAGCCCCAGCTTCTTCCGCAATTGTTTTTGCAGGTCCTCACTGGATTGTTGTTTAAACGTAATCTCTTGTTTCTCGACAAACATACCAACGTCAGCTATCTTACCCATCAGCTCCACGGCCTTTAGCTGCACCCTGGGGTCTTTGTGGTCCGACAGCTCAAGCAGCTTGTTGGTTACTAGATACCGGATCTGGTCTGCGTGCTGAATAACCTTGTGGTCGTATACGGCAACCATTGCTTCTAGGTGCTTTATGATCTCGGGCTTCTCAGGGATTGTGATGGGGGTCTTATTAACTGTGGCCAGGAACAGCTCTTCTGCCTCGGAAACATCGTCCTCGGTTATCTTAACGTCAGGTAAACCCGCTCGTTTTATTATGTCTTTAGCTGTTTTAGCAGCCGCTGAGATTACCTCTTTTTCAGGGATGTCATTGATTTCAATCGGGTCTGTACGAAGCAGCTCGGGCTCGTAGAGGTCTGTGCCGTTAATCAGGTCGTCTACCCTAATATTCTGTGTGGTATGCATGGGTGAAGATTCTAGCATGGTATTTATTTTATTGCAAGGGGCTGTTTATTTTGGCCCGGGGGGTGTTTCTATATAGAGGGGGTGGGTGCGCGCA